GGGTGTCCACATTGTCCATATTGTCCACACTTCGCCCACGCCAGAAAGCCGCGCCCATGCCTGTGGACATTGTGGACAACCTAAAACCTAATGGTCCACATTGTCCACACTCTGCTCCTTAATCAATAGCAGACATACATGCGAGCTGTCAATGTTTGTGGACAAGTCCACATTGTCCACACTATGCGAAGTGAGCGCTAACCAACCAAGTTGTAAGTGCGTGCTAACTGGGGCGGTGCATGTTAGTGAGTGCTTACTTGCATAGGGCAATCGGGCCAGGGGGTGGGGGGTAGGGAGGGCCGACGACAGGGCCAGCCGGTGACGTAGGGGCCACCAACAAAATTTTTTTTAATGTAAACTCAAAGCACATGCCAACAAGCATGGAGATTGGCTAGTCAGGGATGCTCAAGCAGATACATGCCCATACAGGAATACCCACCAGTCTTCATCCTTGTTGGCAAAGGAGAACCCATGTTTCACTCACTGCCCTACGCGCCCCGCGAAGTCAAAGCGACTGAGGCGCGCTTAAACGCCATCTACGAAGCCGCCAAGCTGGGCCTCAAAGGCGACACCCTTGCATTGGCCGCTGGCATGTTGCCCCAAGAATACCGGCAACTGTGCCAGCTTGACCCCATCGCAGAGATGGCGGCGATGAAGGGCAAAGCCGACGGCGAAGTCACGGCGTCGCAGCAACTGCATCAAGCCGCCGCCGAAGGCGACGCCAAGGCCAGCCTGGCTATCTTGCAACACGTTCATGGCTGGGTCGCCAAGCAGGCGATCAGCATCGACGTAGACCAGCGCATCTCAATCACCGCCGCCCTGGCCGAAGCCGAGCGGCGCGTCATCGACGTAATTGCACATGACATATCTGATCGCAGTATTGTTCCTATGGATACTAAGCAAACTCTAAATGCAGACCACTAAATACAGCGCAAGCGATGAGCAAGAACTTATGGCACGGCTGTGGAGTCCGGCCATCAAGGACAACCCGTTTGCGTTTGTAATGCTACAGTTTCCTTGGGGCGTCAAGGGCACGCCACTGGAACACTTCAGTGGGCCGCGCAAGTGGCAGCGTGAGGTGCTACAAGACATCGCCGCGCACATCAAGCAAAACAACGGTAAGGTTGACTTCGATACCTTGCGCGAAGCGGTCGCGTCAGGCCGTGGTATCGGCAAGTCGGCGCTAGTCTCATGGCTGGTGATCTGGATGCTGACCACGCGGATCGGCTCAACGACCATTGTGTCGGCCAACAGCGAATCTCAGTTGCGTAAGGTGACATGGGCCGAGATCACCAAGTGGCTGGCGATGGGGCTAAACAGCCATTGGTTTGAGGTCAGTGCCACCAGCCTGCAACCGGCCAAGTGGCTGACCGAGTTGGTCGAGCGCGATCTGCGTAAGGGCACCAGGTATTGGGGCGTTGAGGGCCGGCTGTGGTCGGCTGAAAATCCAGACGCGTTTGCGGGTGTGCACAACATGGACGGCGTGCTGGTCATCTTCGACGAGGCCAGCGGTATTGATGACGCCATCTGGGCGGTGACGGCGGGCTTCTTTACAGAGAACACGCCCAACAGGTTCTGGTTTGCGTTCTCCAACCCCCGCCGCAACACGGGGTACTTCTACGAGACGTTCCACTCCAAGCGCGACTTTTGGAACACCAAAGTGGTGGACGCCCGCACGGTCGAGGGCACAGACAAAGCGGTCTACCAGCAGATCATTGACGAGTACGGGCCGGACTCGGCCCAAGCGCACGTCGAGGTGTACGGCCAGTTCCCAAGCGCGGGCGACGATCAGTTCATCGGCGCCAATACGGTGGACGAGGCCATGAAGCGGGTCAAGTACCAAGACTTGAGCGCGCCTATTGTGATTGGGGTGGACCCGGCGCGGTTCGGGGCCGACGCTACGGTCATCGCCGTGCGGCAAGGGCGCGACATTGTGAAAATCATCAGGCACCGAGGCGACGACACCATGACCGTGGTGGGGTACGTGATCGACGCCATTGAGGAATACAAGCCCACGCTGGTCGTCATTGACGAGGGCGGGCTGGGGGCGGGCATCGTGGACAGGCTCAAAGAGCAGCGCTACAAGATCAAGGGCGTAAATTTTGGCAATAAGTCCAAAAACCCGATAATGTACGGCAACATGAGGGCGCAAATGTGGGGCGACATGCGGGAGTGGCTGAAAACGGCCAGTATTCCGAACGACAGGTTCTTGAAGACAGACTTGATTTCGCCTATGATGAAGCCTGATTCACGTGGAACAATCTTTTTGGAGTCAAAAAAAGACATGAAGTCGCGTGGTTTGGCCTCGCCAGACGCCGCCGATGCTATTGCGGTGACGTTTGCATTTCCCGTGGCGCATCGGGGCGAGTACAATGCGCGCACAACCACCCGCCGGACGTATTCAGACACTTCGGCCAACACATCTTGGATGGGAAGCTAGATGGCAACGAAAAAAACTGTTTCTTTGTCTGTCGGACGCGGTGAAAAACTGCCTGTATCTAAGGGCGCTGGCCTGACTGCCAAAGGCCGTGAGAAGTACAACGCTGCTACTGGCAGTAATCTTAAAGCGCCAGCCCCCAATCCTAAGACCAAGGCAGACGAGGGCCGCAAAGCTAGCTTTTGTGCCCGCATGGAAGGTGTAGTCAAGAACGCCAAAGGCGACGCAGAGCGTGCCAAGGCATCACTCAAACGATGGAAGTGCTGATCATGGCAACTAAACCTGGCCTTTACGCAAACATTGCAGCAAAACGCGAACGCATCAAAGAAGGCAGCGGCGAGAAGATGCGTAAGCCTGGTACTGCTGGCGCTCCAACCAAGCAAGCCTTTAAAGAGTCGGCTAAAACCGCGAAGAAGAAATAATGCCTCTAAAAGCGCTTCAAAATTGCGTGCTAATTGAGCCTGACGTTGAGAAGCAGGGGCTGATTGAGCTTTTGTCTTCGGAAAAACAGGAAACAGGTATAGTTGTCGCTGCTGGCCCTGACTGCGAAGACCTTAAAATTGGCGACCACGTATATTTTGGTGTGGCGCAAGAGTTTACGCACGACAAAAAATATGTTGTTATGCGTGAAACGCATGTACTAGGAGTTTTTAATGGCTGACCCAACAGGCATTGTTGCCGCCGCAGCCGTAGCTGTTGGTGGTTCGGCCAAAGACAAAAGCGATGCGGATGTGTTGGCAACAGCACGTTCGCGTTTGGACATGGCTGTCTCGGCGTTGTCTGAGTCGCGTGAAGATGAAGTTGACGACCTCAAGTTCTACGCAGGCTCGCCCGACAACCATTGGCAGTGGCCTGCCGATGTGTTGGCAACGCGCGGCGCGGTGCAGGGCCAGACAATTAACGCTCGCCCCTGCCTGACAATCAACAAGCTGCCGCAGCATGTGCGTCAAGTGACCAACGACCAGCGGCAGAACCGGCCAGGTGCCAAAGTCATTCCCGTGGATGACAAAGCCGATGTGCAAGTGGCCGAAATCTTCAACGGCATGATTCGGCACATTGAGTACATCTCTGATGCTGACGTGGCCTACGACACGGCCTGCGAAAACCAAGTGGCTTATGGCGAAGGCTACTTGCGCTTGCTCACAGAGTACTGCGACGACAACACCTTTGACCAAGACATCAAGATCGGCCGCATCCGCAACTCGTTCTCGGTCTACATGGATCCAATGATTCAAGACCCAACCGGCGCGGACGCAAAGTATTGCTTCATCACCGAAGACTTGACCCGCGCAGAGTACGAGCGTCAGTACCCAGACGCAGCGCCCATTACAACTTTGCAATCTTTGGGTGTGGGCGATCAGTCAATCAGCAACTGGCTCAACGAAGACACGATTCGTATTGCGGACTACTACTACATCGACTACGACCGCGCTACGCTGAACCTGTACCCTGGCAACATCACCGCCTTTGAGGGCACACCCGAGGACAAGCAGCTAAAAGCCATTTACGGCAAGCCCAAACGCAGCCGCGAGGCCGACCGCCGCAAGGTTAAGTATTGCAAGATCAACGGTTACGAAATCCTAGAAGAACGCGAGTGGGCGGGCAAGTACATTCCCGTCATTCGCATTGTCGGCAA